GATGATCTGGAAAACACCCGTAGAGTAAAGGTTCCACCTTCTGTTCCTGCGTTGGCATCACTTGCATTTAACGACAAAGTTGCATTCCCTTGGTTTGCACCTGCAGGTTTTAATCGTGCAGCATTAGGATTTGTTAAAAATGTTGATGTTAGATTATCTGCGCCTGATCGTGATGATTTATATGAAGCAAGAATTAACCCAATTGCAACATTCCCGAGAACAGGATTTGTAATATTTGGGCAAAAAACAATGCAACAGGCAAAATCTGCACTTGATAGAGTTAACGTAAGAAGACTTTTGAATGAGTGTAAGCGTATCATAGGCGATATTGCACAAGGATTATTATTTGAACCTAATACACCCGCTACTCGCCAAAGATTTGTAAGCCAGTCAGTCTTGCAGCTCGGCGTAATACAAGCCCAGGCTGGCCTTGAAAACTTCAAGGTTATCATGGATGGTAGTAACAATACACAAAAAGATGTTGAGGAAAACAGACTCAACGGAACAATCGTTATTGTACCAACAAGAACGGTTGAATTTATCGCAATAGATTTTATTGTTACTAGTGCAGGTGTAGAATTTGTTTAAATAGGTAATAATAAATTTAAAAGAATATTTATTTATAACGTAATGATTGAATGGAGTTTAAATGGCTAACGTAAATTTTAAAAGCGCAGGCGTCAGTGCTCAAGAAATTGATAAAACATTCCCAGTAGCTGTACAACCGACGGGAATTCCTGCTGGTATTATCGGCACAGCAGTTAAAGGACCTGCATTTGTTCCTGTGACACTAGCAACGCTAAGTGATTTTGATGCAATGTTTGGTCGCGACGACGATGAAGACAAACCAGGACAGTTTGCAGTTGTTGAGTGGTTAAGAAATGCTAGTGCAGTTACATACCTTAGAGTCCTTGGCGTTGGCGATGGAAAACAGCGCGATGCAACAACACAAGAAGTCACGAATGCAGGATTTACAGTTGGCCAACAATTACCTCAAAGACATTCTAATTTAAATGGTGCAAATGGACGCAATGAGTTTGCAAATGAAAGTGGTGACCTCGGAAGAACATATTTTCTAGGTGCATATATGTCAGAGTCTAACGGTTCCACTTATTTAAGTGATGCCGGCCTTACATATGCAGGAGCCGATACGGACGCAGGTCATCCTATTATCCGCGGTGTTTTAATGGCACCTTCCGGTGTTATAATGCGACTATCTTCTTCGTATAATAGCGGTTCTTATGCAGGTACTCATACAATCGCAGGCGTGCCAGCCGCAAACTCATTAGGAAATGGTTCTGCAACAATAGGTTCAGAAACTCTTACTAATGCTGATCAGTTATCAGGTGCAATAACAGGTTCAATTTTAGCAGGAACACAAACTGCAACAATTCTTCTTAATGGACTTATAGGAACTGCTACAAATCCAAATGAAATTCAATTTTCTTTTGATCCTGATGAACAACATTATATTTCAAAGGTTCTAAATACTGATCCTTTAAAAATTGAAGAAAAGGGTCACTATCTACATTCTTGGTACGATATACATCCATCAACAGCTGTCGTAACAGGTTCAGGGTATTTGGATCATGACGAAGGTGAGGATCACAGAGATAATGAAAACTGCGTATTCCTGACAACAGGTTCTATCGCAAGAGATACATCTTCTGCAACACAGCCAAACTTCGAAGGATTCAATGATAGATTCACTACGCCAAAAACGCCTTGGTTTGCATCACAAAAATTCGGTGTTACAAAATACAATCTATTTAGGTTGCACTCAAGAGATGATGGTGCACATGCAAATGATAAATTTAAAATATCAATCAAAGCATTAACTCCGTCTGCAGATCTAAATGATCCGTACGGAACATTCATTGTTGAAATTAGGGATTTTAACTCATTAGATACAGATCCTGGCAGGCCATTATCAAGTCATCTTGTTGATTTAAACCCAATGTCAGATAGGTACATTGCAAAAGTTATTGGTGATCAAAGAGTATTTTATGATTTTGATAAGCCTGAAGGAAAACAAAAATTAATACTTGAAGGCAGTTATGCAAATAGAGACAGATACGTACGTGTTGAAGTTTCTTCTGATATTACTGACGAAAATGTTCCAAAGAATGCGTTACCAGTTGGATTTAGAGGCCCTGATTTCTTGGTTACATCAGGAAGCTTGGCCGTCGAAAGTGACCTAATTCATACTCAAACAGACGCAAAAACACTTCTGCATGCCGTACAGCCTCCGCTTCCTTTGAGAAAGAATCTTAAGGTAAGCACTGCTCCTACGTCAAACACTGATTTATACTGGGGTATTCAGTTTGACTTATCAAACAACGTATCACTTCTTAATAAAAGTAAAAAGATTAACAACACAATAAAATCTTATACGCAATATTTCCCCAATTTTAGAACATCAGACTTCAATGCAATGACAGGTAGCACACATGGTCTTGCAAATAATTCAACTCATGGTATCTTGGATTCTGATAGATTCCATTATAATGGATTTTCACTTGAAAATATTGAATTAACATACGATACATCTGCCGATGTCGCAACGACTGCGCCTGTTGACAGTGTTCATGATGGCCTGTCTTCCTGGCAATATATCAGAAGCGGCTCATTTGTTTCTATACCAACAAGAGTAGGTGATAGGCTACGAGGGTTTGATCCTGCAAAAGATTTGGATAGCCAAACTTTAAGAAACTTATTTAAGTTTACAACAATCATGCAAGGTGGATTTAACGGCGTTAACGTTTTTGATCGAGATTCATCAAGATTAAATAACCTTTCTGCAAGAGATGAAATTCAAAATACAAATAGAGGTCTTGAAAAAGGCTCTACTATAGCATCTCATAGAAAAGCCATATCAATCATGGAAAACACTGCAGATGTTGACATTAAGTTACTAGCCATTCCAGGTATTAGAGAGGCATCGATCACTGACGAAGCCATCGAGGCAGTAAAGAATCGTTTTGATGCTCTATATATTATGGACATTGATAATTACGATCAGCAAAACACATTATTAACATCTTCTTTGCAGCGTCATAGTGTTGGAAATACTGTAACAAAATTCAAAACAAGAAAATTGGATACATCATTTAGTACATGCTACTATCCTGATATTATGTATGATGCAGGTGATGGTACAGGTGAAAAGGAATTACCGGCATCAGTTGGTGCACTCAGTGCATACAGCTTGAATGATAGAATTGGATTCGAATGGTTTGCACCAGCTGGCCTTACAAGAGGTACGATTGATAACGCAACATTACCAATTGTCAATCTATCAAAAAAGAATCAAGATGATCTTTATGAGGCAGACGTTAACCCAATTGTTAAGATGCCGGGAAGAAAAGTCTTTATTAATGGTCAAAAGACATTACAAGTTAAAAACTCTTCACTTGACAGAGTTAACGTAAGAAGACTGTTGATTTATATCCGCAGACAGGTTAGAGAGATTGCAAATTCATTCTTGTTCGAACCAAACAGAGTATCAACTCTTGAAAGATTCTCTGCAGCCGTTGAGCCAGTATTATCAACGGTGCAAAGTCAATCAGGCCTGGAGAGATATCAGGTTAGAATTGATACAACAACAACTACACAGGCTGACGTATTAAATAATACAATTAGAGGAAAGATATTCGTACAGCCTACAAGAACCGCGGAATTTATATCACTTGACTTCGAGATTCAAAATCCAGGAACAATTTAATAGAATAAATTAAGCTTTAATTGATATTTATAGGAAAGAGATTATTAGGAGATTATAATGGCCGAAACACTTAGCGTATCAGAAATGTTACCCAATAGATTTGAACCAAAGCGTAAATTTCGCTGGGTATTAGCAATCGAAGGTATTGACTCATTCTTGCTGAAGACAGCTGCTCGTCCGCAGATTACAACAGAAGAGGTTGCAGTACCTTACATTAACGCAACGCGTTATATTGCAGGTAAAACAACGTTCGGCACAATGGGTGTAACCCTGCATGATCCAATTGCTCCTTCTGGTGCACAGCAAGTTATGGAATGGGTTCGTTTGCATTATGAATCTGTTTCAGGCAGAAGTGGTTATGCTGACTTTTACAAGCGTGACATTCAATTAAAAATGCTTGATCCTGTTGGCACAGTTGTAGAATTATGGGATATTAAAGGTGCATTCATTACAGACGCAAACTTTAATGATCTTTCATATGATGGTAGTGATATGACAGAAATCGCATTAACGCTACGTTTTGATAACTGCGTACTACAATACTGATACAGTCTAGCTTTAAAACATTATTATTTAAAAACGGCTTCTTTGAGGCCGTTTTTTTATTTTTGATACTTTTTTTTAAAAAAATATTATTTTGTGATATATATTACCCAATTGAGGTTTTATGATTACAAATGAAAATAAAAAACTAATTTTTGCAATGTTGATATCAACAACGTTAGTGAGCTGTTTTGGTGCAGATAAAACAGAAAGTATTGGCAACACAATCGATTTTACCGAAAAAGATGTAATAGTATTACCTGTAGATAACCTTAGGTTAAAAATTATTCAGGATATTAATAATAAACAGGAATACGAATTTACAAATTAGTACATAGGTATTAATTTATTCAGTATTAGATTAATTTATTGAGGTAAATCATATGTCAGATATAAGAGAAGATAAAAATAACGTTTTTACTCAAGATCAAACTACACAACAGCGTGAAGTTGTTCCGAATGCACCAAATGTCAAGCCTGATCCAAATAATTGGGTAAAAGAGCTAGGACTTGAAATACCAGTAGAAACTGTTCCTCTGCCGTCCACGGGAAAAGTATATCCTGTATCTAGTACTTTACATAATCGAGAGACTGTCGAAATCAAATCAATGACTGCAAAAGAAGAAGATATCCTTACAAGTAAAGCATTGATTAAAAACGGAACTGTTATTACAAAACTGCTTCAATCTTGTCTTGTTGATAAAAGTATAAATGTTTCAAATATGCTTTCAGGCGATAGAAACGCAATAATGGTTGGAGTTAGAATTACAGGATATGGTTCATCATATAAAACATCTGTTTCATGTCCTACGTGTTCTGAAATCCAAGAGCATGATTTTCAACTTTCTCAAATGCCTCTTAAAACGCTTGACATTGATCCTGTATCTGCAGGAACAAATGAATTTTCAGTTCTTTTACCAAAGACAAAAGCTACTGTACATTTTAAGTTCTTGACAGGAAAAGATGAAGAAGAAATTACCATGACTTCAAACAGAAAAAAGAAAGCAAAGATTTTGTCAGATAGTTTGGTAACCACAAGATTACAGCATTCAATTTTATCAGTCAATGGAAGAACAGATAGAACATTAATTTCAAAGTTTGCAACAAATATGCCTGCAATTGACTCATTATTCTTGAGAGAATATATTGATAAAAATGAACCAGGTATCGATATGTCTGCAGAGATAGTATGTTCGAATCCTGATTGTGGCGAGCTATCGGAGGTAAGTGTCCCGATGGGCGTGAGCTTTTTTTGGCCTAACGCAAAGAGCTAAGGTTGATTATATATTAGAATCTTTTTTCTTGCTTACATATTATTGTGGGTTTACTTATCAAGATGTACGTTCAATGCCTATTGCTGAGCGTACATGGTTTGTTAATAGGTTAGTTGACGAATTAAAGCGTGCAAACAAGCAAGCAGAAGAGTCTGATACGGTACCTCTTACAAAAGCAACACATGGTAATGATCCACATCTCAGGCAAATGGCAGGATTAACACGTGCAAACCCGCCTCCACGAGGAAGAAGGTTTACGTAAATTGTAATAAATCATCTATTAATTATATTTATATGTAATTGAAAGGTTCTATGATGTTTAAGTTTAAATTAAACCTACCAGGCAAATTATTTATGGCTGCAGTTGCAGCATGGGTTTTAGGAAAAAGTTCACAATTACGGGTTAAAGGTACAAAACAAGAAATTGATGCTTTAGCCAATGCATTAAGGGCTTCTAGACGATTTAATGATGAACTTAAAAAACCTGGCGCAACAGTTGAATCTGTTATGCAAAAATTAGGCCTAAAGCATGCTAAAGGTAAAGAATTTGAACGAATAACCGGCGTTCCTTGGCCTTTATAAACTTATAAATAAAAAATGGCTGTTGATAACCTTAAATTAGAAAAAGAGCTTACAAAGCTCGTTAAGCAACGTGCTGCTGCATTAGCTTCTTCTACCAAACAATTGCGAGATCAATTGCAATTGCAAATTGGTATAAAAGAAGCAATGACAAGTGGTGATATTGATCAGGTTATTGATAAAATGAAGACGTTTTCAGAAACGTCTGAAGAAGCGCTTAAAAAAACTGCAGATGCTGCTAACAAGCAAAAAGATGTTTATGACAAAGCTGCCGAAGCATATGTTAATGCAGAAGGTGGATTGCAGGGTCTTATCAAGGGTGCTAAAGCATATATAAAAGAGAATAAGAATCTTGCATTAGGTCTTGCTTCTGTTGGTTCGTCATTAAAAGGTACGTTTAGTTTCGGAAAAGCAATTTTAACACGTGTTTGGGGATTAACAACATC